CCATTTTTGCGTTGGTTTTTTATGTAGAGACGCGATTAATCGCGTCTCTACGGTTTAATGACGGTCAAAAGGTGATGATCCCATTTTTTTTCAATTTTTATTTGTTGGTTCAAAAATTGTTTGTACATTTGCAGTGCTTAAATGCTTCAAGCATAGCCGAAGGCGGCGCGATAACTTCAAGTTTAGCCGGGGACTCGGGTGTAATGCCCATTAGAGGAGACCGTTGCGACCGTCTCCTCATTTTTTTTATAACCCCGCTTGGGTTAGCAATCCCAAAATAGCCCTTTTACTTTTCCGTTCGTCATTAAATACCTGAGTCTTGGTTATCCTTGCCACCTTGTCATTATGAATGACATAGCATTCTGATATTATACCCTCCTCAAAATCTTCCCACCTACCTTGTATTTTGTTGCCAAGTCTTTCGATGTTTACATTTTTTCGGAAATCATCATTGTCATCACAGTCAATAACGACAATGCTACTACCTTGTTTGATTGCCTTATTGAATCCTGCGGCAACACCCTTTTCGTTGGTTATACCTTTGCGGTCTGCCAACACTCCGTTAATCCAGTATTCGGGATTTCTTAATTTATCTTTTAGTATGTTTGGGCGTATCTGTATTTCGGCTTTCGGAAATGCGTTTAAAATGGCTTTTGCGGCTCGTGCATTTGCTGCAAGTTCGTTTTTGTCACATTCACTATTGATGGAAAGACGGTCGTTGTCCTTTGAAACAGAATAGGTGCCAACGCCTTTTTCCTCACGAGTAACCCATTCTTTCATATCGGCATTGTCTATTTTGAACTTATCTCTTTTGCATCGTTGTTTGTTTTCCGTGCAATTTGAAACATATTCCTGTCCTTTTTCTAATGCCTTCAAACACGCCTCGCACTGTGGATTGCCTTTTTGGTATAGTTTCAGACTTACGCCTTTGCACCTCTGACATTGCCCCATAAAATACGGATGCCCTTTGGGAAATACCACACCTTTTTTGCCGACGTTGACCTTCCACATATCGTCCACCTTGCAGAACTTCATATCTTTGGCGGGCGTTTCCTTGTGGTTTTTGCCGGGGAGTTGGATTACCTCGCAGCGGCATCCCCATCCGTTTGGCGGATAATATTTGTCCCAAAAGTCGGAGTCAACGCGCTTGATTACGCCGTGCAAGGCGGCGTGTTCTGCGCGGGTGTTGCCGTCCATCACCGCTTGGTATTGCAGGAACGGCATCGACTTGGAGTGTTTCTCGAAGTCGGTCCAACGCGCTGCACATTGGCTCGACGCCACGGCTTGGTTGTACTCCGTGCGCAGCCAGTTTTGGTTGTACTTGACGTTCATCTTGTCCACCTCGGCTTGGAACTCGTCAAACGAGCGCATCTTGCCGTCAGAACCTTTGAGGGCGGCGGTCATATCGGAGAGGATGTGGAAGTCCTTGGACGCTGAAAATTGGAAGACGTTTTCAGTCAACTTTTGGAGCGTCTTTGCGTCGGGCGTGTTCCAATCAACGTCCGCCAATGACTTGCCGTAGCCCTTGGTGATGCCGTCTAAGTACGGTTTTACGGTGGCTTGGAGTAGGTCGGGGTCGTAGGTTATCTTTTCGCCGTCGTAGATGCGCTGCGCGATGGTGTTGACAAGTTCCGAGAGTTCGTCGGTGTAGGCGAGGGTTGTGATGGCGGACGAGCCGTCCGCACTCCAATCTGTGAGCCTGTATAGTTCGGGCAACTCGGCGTCGCTCTTCGCGGGGTTGCCTAACGAAAATTTCGGTAGAGGGACATATCGGCAGCCAGGGATGGCTGCACTCCAACAGGTTCACGCCGTCCTGTGATGGGTACATTGAAAGTCTGCGCAAGCCATTTCTCGTCCACCTCGTAGCCTTGGGCTATCATTTGGTTGACGATGTTCCAGTGCTGTGCGAGGTCGAGTTCAAAGGTCTGGTTGAATTGAAAACGGTCGGTCTCCGCGTTAAAGGGGTGTTTAAAGCGGTTTAACATCGGTATCAACTGACCGTTGACCACGAACATAATCATCCGCCTGTCAGCCTCGGAGAGTTTGTCGTCGAGGTTGCGCTCGTGCACTTCGGATTGGGAGCGCGACGAGCCATCGTCCGTGACCATCGTGCCGCCGGTGATTGGCTTTGAGATTTCGGCGTTGATGCGCTCGATCTGTTGGTCATAGACCTTGAAAGCGTCGCTGCCGGCGAATGGAGTCACGCCGATGGTGGTGCCTTCGGGCAGTACGGCGCGGGCAGATTCGCCAAGCTCGGCGAGCATAGCGTCCAATTGGCGTATGTCGGCGGGCGATGTCTGCGAGGTGGTCGCCGTGATGAGCGGCATCCCGAACCTTTCGGTGAACTCTGCCCACGACTGTTGGGCGTTCCTTTTCCATATCAGCTGCCCGCAGATGTCCGCCATCAGTCCGAGGTCGGTGGGTTTGCCCACCTTTATCAGGGTGTCGCGGAACTCCTCTGCGTTGAAGTCGATGCCTGTGCAGTCGCCCACGTCGCGCTGCACGATGCCAAGCGAGCCGATGACGTTGCGGCGCGGTATGAGTTCAAAGGTGAGCGTCTTTGGGTCGGTGAGTTCTATGAGCGTAAAGCCCTTGAAGATGCTGTCGAGCGCGTAGTCGAGGAAATTGAAAAACCACTCGCCGCAAAAGAAGTCGGTCTTCTCCTGGTTGACTTCACCGGTCTTGATGTCGATGACGGAGAATCCGTAGCCCGACGTCGCGGTCTTCCTGAGTTCCTTCTGCGCGAGGTAGTGTCCGTCGCTTTCCAGATTGTCGTACAAATCCTGCAACGGGTACGAGCGCGGTGACACAGGGTTCTGCGCCACGTTCAACGCGCTGCGCCACTTTTGGATGTCGGCGCGTGTGCGGTCTTTGAAACCCGAAACTATTGAGGAAAAAATGCTGTGTGTCATTAGTACTTGTGGTTGTTTGGTTCGTACTTGGATTTTATGCTGATAAGTCCGCTGTATTCGTCGGGTGGCAGCTGCGGCAATGCGCTCTGCATCTCGCCGCTGCCGACGGCTTTGAGCCAGTCGAGCGCGTCTTGGTATCGCGTCGCCCTGTATTCGGGAATCTTACGCGGTGCACGTTTCGCCCAAAGGTGGTACAGCAGGATGTCAATCGTTATCATCACGATGAAATGGTCGCGGGCGTCGCCTTCGGCCGCAAAGATTGTGTCGCAGTCGTATTTGCCGCCGATGTACTGCCGTATCTGGTCGGTCGCCATACGGCTCGCCAACGCCACGGCGGTCTTCTCGTCCGAGCCGTCAAGCAACGACAGAATCTCCTGCCTCACCTGCACCTCGAAGTCTGTATCTACTATAAAAGCCATAATGTCAATAAATTTTTAATACCAGTGTTTCCGTTGTTCCTTGCGTGAGCGCATTAGAACCGGGAATGAATTAATCCTGTGCATCTTGTTGAGCTGCCAGATGGCTGACTCCACGGCGTCGGGCGCGTCGTCGTGTGCGCGGCTGCCTTTTTGGAAACTCAGCAGCTGGTCTATGAGCACCGCAACGCCGGGATCGTCCTTTATCTTTTCGGAGATCAACACCAGACCGCGCTCCCATAGCGGCTGCATCGCCTCTATTCGCGCAAACTTGTCGCCCTTCTGCCTCTTGTCGCCTATGATGGGAATCTGCAACCCGAGCGCAGCACCCTCTTTTTTGAACTCGTCCAACAGAAGATCCTGCATGAAGTTTGCTTCCATCATAAACCGCACGTTAGGCAGTCCGCGCACCATCTTGTATATGTCGTAATGCCACCTCACCATTTCGGTGACGGTGGTTTGTGCGGCGTACACCTTTAATATGTGGTATTCGCCACTGTCGGTGATGCCCACAAGTGCCGTCGCCTTGTAGTCGGCGGTTGCGCTACTCTTGAAGCTTGGGTCAGTGTAGCACACCAACGCCTTGTACTTCGCGAGCCTCAGCGTCTGCCCAAACCTGATGTCGTCCTTCTTGAACACCGTGCCCTCCAAAATCGGGTTGTTCATATATTCCTTTTGGAAACTACGATAACCCATGAACTGTTGGCGTTCCTCAATCTTTGCCGGGCTCCACAGCTGCGGCCACGCGGGGTTGCCTTTGCCGTCCACTATGTTTATCTTGCTTACGTGTACGCCCTTGGAATCCATCATGTTTTGCAGCACTGAGTTTTTGGCAATCAGGTTGCCCACCATTATGAACCGTCCGCCCTTTGCGCCGAAACATCCGAACAAAGCCTCCTTCACCCAGTTGGTAAGGTCAGTGACCCGCTTTTCGTTGCGGCACAGCTCGTCGTCGTCAAGGTCGTCTATGACGATGTAGTCGGGGCGGTTGGAGCGGTAACGCAAGCCCCGGGGGCTCTGTCCGCGACCGAGCGCAAAGAACGCAAAGCCGTCGGACGTCACAAAATGGCCGTCCTGCCAGTCGCCCGCGTTGTACTTGGAGCCGAAGTCGTGGATGTAGCGGTTGTTGTACTGCAATTCGGCCTGCAAGTCGCCAAGGAGCGTGCAGGCGTTGTCCTCCGACTTACCCACCAAGACCATCACGTTGAGCTGCCGTCTGTCCTGGATCATCAGCCACATCGGGATTATGATGTCCATGTATGTTGATTTGGCGTGTCCGCGAGGCCATTGGAACACGGCGCGGAAATCTGCGGTGTCCAGCACCTTCTGCGCCGCCTGTATGTGGAACTTCGCCGGTGGAATCACCGCGCCGCTCTCATTGTCGGTGCAGTAGTGCGGGAAATAGTACGACACGAAGTACGCGAAGTCAGCCTTCGCCTTGTTGACACGCGCAATCTTTTCCGCGACGCCCTCGGCGGTGTTCACCGTTGACATCGCGTTGATATTGTCGCCCAATATCTTCCACCGTTTTATCGCAGCCTTTGGGTTTTCCATAGTTTTTTAATGCATAATTCATAATGCATAATTCATAATTGCCATCCGGCGGATGCCCGATTATGAATTATGCATTGTTAGTTGATTGCCGTTACGCTCATTTGTTCGTTGATGAACTTGTCCTGATAGTGGAAAGTCTTTTTGATGAAGTCGGCGTCGAGGTTTGGGTCTATTTCGGCGCGTTTGGCGAGCCATTCCTGATATTTGGTGAATACTTCTATCACCGTCACCACGTTGGTCTGTTTGTCGAGCTTTGAGATTGCCGCCGCCACCATCGCCACGTCCTGCGGCTTCCAGTCGCCGTTGGTGACTTTCTTGTCGAGTTCGAGCAGCATCTTCATTACAAGCTGCGGTCGGGTGATGGTTCTTGCGGCGCGTTCCTCGCTCCAAGCTCCGGCCACGCTCCATTTGCTTATGGTGTTTGCCGACACGCCAATCTTGTCGCTAATGTCCTTGCACGTCAGCCCCTGCAAGAATAGGATCTTGGCAAGGGATTGTTTTTGTTCACGTTCTATTGTGGTCATGATATATTGATATTTTGCGCAAAATAATAATAGAACTGTCCGCCAAAAAAGGAACTGGCCAAGGGTTGTACTGAAACATCCAGAGGTTGGACAGTCGCATTGTTTTCGTGCGCGGCCGTTGTAAGTTTGCACCGCGTTCAAAACAAAAGCCTGGCTACGGTGCGGCTTGGACGTAACGCCCTCGGAGACACGGAGCGCAAAAGACTGGGAGCCGCGCCGTATTTTTTTTAAGGAAAAGAAAAGAGGAGAGAGGAACGAGGAATCAACCAATCTCCAAATCAATAAATCAACAAATTGACAAATGAAAGTAATCCTCTGTGACAGCAACACGGTCAACAGTTACGGCTTCAAGACCGACGTGTCGGGCATCAACCTCACGCGGTTCAAGAAAAACCCCGTGATGCTCTACAACCACGACCCCCAGAACGTAATCGGACGGTGGGAAAACATCAAGGCGGACGGCAATCAGCTGACAGCCGAGCCCGTATTCGACATGGACGACCCCTTTGCCGCCGAAATTGCCCGCAAGGTGGACTCCGACTTCATTCGCGGATGCTCCATGGGCATCATGATCACCCAAATCACCAAGACCAAGGGCATAGATGTAGCCACCGAGAGCGTACTCTTGGAGGCTTCCATCGTATCAATCCCCGCCGACGAAAACGCGCTCGTGGTCTATGCCGACGAGGACAGCAACAAGCAACTCAGTATAAACGAATTTAACAAACTCTTTTACAACATGGAAACAAAAACAGAAACACCCCCGATGGACGAGAAGGACGCCAAAATCGCGGAACTCACCGCCACCATCGACGCCCTCCGCACCGAACTCGCCGAGCGCGAATACCACGACGCCGAGAAATTTGTGGACGCCGCCATCGCAGACGGCAAATTCTCTGCCGACGCAAGAACCGAGGCTCTCTCGTTCTACATCTCATACCCGAAGGAGACAGCGAAACTCTTCGCCGCCATCCAAGGCAACGCGCCCGCACAGGCGCAGCACAACACCCTCTCGTCGATGGTGAAGTCAGCCGCACAAGGCGCATCCGCTCCCTCTTGGGACGACCTCGACCTCGTTCCCGGCGCACTCAAAAAACTCAAAGCCGACAACCCCGAGGAGTTCAAAAGGCTCTACCGTGAAAAGTTCGGCAGCGACCCCCTCGCATAATCAACAAATCATAAAATCACCAAATCACCAAATAAACCATGGCACTTCAAAAAGAAATCTGGATTCCCACCATCGTGGAGAAACTTTTTGCTGACGACACCTTCGCCAGCCGCAGCGTCAACCACGACGCATTCACCGACGGCAAGACCGTACATGTACCCAACGCGGGCGCACTCCCGACGGTAACAGTCAACAACACCACTTACCCCGTCGCTGCATCGCAGCGCACCGACACCGACCTCGACTACGACATGTCGAAGTACGAGATCGGACCTGTGCGCGTGGGCGACATCGAGGACGTGCAGCTCTCATACGACAAGCGCACATCCGTAATCGCCGGTGTAAGGAACGCCCTCACCGAAAAGGTTCACACCGACATCCTCTCCGCATGGGTGGCAGGCTGCACCGTGGCGGCTCAGCGCACTGTGGCGGCTACATTCGGCAAGGACGCCGTGCTCGCCATCAAGCTCGCATTCGACAAGAAGGACATCCCGCAGAACGGACGCTGCATCGTCCTTACGCCCACGGCGTACAACGAGCTCCTCGCCGAACTCTCCGACGCCGAGCAGTACGCATTCTCGGCGTCCGCCAACTCCGCCAACGGCACTGTCGGCAAGTTCCTCGGCTTCGACTTCTACATGCGCTCCACAATCGACACCGCAGCATCCAACAAGACGACCGCCTTTGCATGGCAGCAAGACTGCGTGTCGGTGGCTCGCGGCGACGTAAGCATCATCGAAGACCCGCACCGCGCCGACTACTTCGGCGACCTCATCTCCGCCACGATCCTTGCCGGCGGCGCACCCATCAGGAGCGACGGCGCAGGCATCTTCAAGGTTACAAGCGCGTAACCAATCACAAAATCGTCAAATCAACAAATCACTAATTGACTATGGCATCACTCAAAGGAGTCAACATAACCCGTGGCAAACTCGGCGCAAACGTCGGCGGCAACGCCGACGGCATTTGCGGCCTTCTGGCAAGCGGACGCGCCACCACGGGCATCGGATTGTTGCAGACAGTAAAGCTCAACAGCACCGACGATCTCGAAGCCATCGGCATCGACGAGCAGTACGACGCCGAATACAACCTCTGCGTATATCGCCACGTCTCCGAGTTTTTCCGCATGGCGGGCGACGGAGCCACACTCTACCTCATGCTCTACGCCGGCACCACCGACGGCATCTTCGCGGATGGCGGCGCGGCCCGCAGACTGATTGTAGATGCGAAGGGCGACATCCGCTGCCTCGCGGTCGCCAACACCCCCGCGCAGGAAGCCGACCCAATCAACATCACCGCGCTCGTACAGGCGGCTCAGCAGTTCTACGACTGGTCTTTCGAGACCTTCCGTCCCTGCCAGGTGGTATTGGAGTACAACGGATTTGCCGCAGCAACCGCCGTGGCTGCCGACGATCTCCGCAACATCACCGTAGGCAGCGCGACCTTGGAGGCGTTCAAGGTCTCCGTATGCATCGGACAGGACTACCAGTACGCCGACCAGTTTGAGGACAAGAGGCGCACAATGGCTGACGTAGGCACGATGCTCGGCACCGTGGCGGCAAAGGCGGTGAACGAAAACATCGGCGAAGTAGCCACCGGCAACCTCACCAACGCAGCCAAAGGCGTATGGGTGGAGGCGGGTCTGAGCAACCACAGGGAAATATCCGAGTGGGACTCGCAGCTCGAAACGCTTGACACCAAAGGCTACATCTTTGCAATCTCATACGCCGGTATGGCGGGCTTCTACTGGAACAACGACTACACCTGTACGCCCACAATTCAGGACAAGGACGGCTACTTCAACGAGTACACCATCTCCTACGGACGTGTAATCGACAAGTGCGTGAGAGGCCTCCGCACGACGTTGCTGCCCTACGTGAAGAGCTCGCAGCCCGTAGATCCCAAGACTGGCAAGCTGCCTCCGGCTCTCGTCACCAACTTCGAGGCAATAGCCGACAACGAGGTGTTTGCTCCGATGGAAGCCGCCGGCGAAATCACTTCCGGCAAGACCTACATCGACCCCGACAGCAATCTCCTCATCACGCCGAGGGTGCTCAAAGTGTCGTTCGTGGTGGTTCCCACCGGCTGCATCGACGAAATCAGGGGCACAATCAACCTCAAAACGAATATCTGAAATACTTCAATTACTTCAATCACTTGACTATGGCAAACATCAGCAAAAACGGCAAGTCTTACGCATCCGCAGACGTGGAGGTGTCGATGTTCGGCAGCATGGACTACGAGATCACCAAGCTCTCGTACTCCGTGTCGCAGACCCCAACCGCCAACTACTCACTCGGTTCGGCGTCGCCTACAAGCTACAGCTTGGGAAAGAAGACTTACACGGCGGAGATGACCATCACCGCCAAGTCCCTTGCAAAGATCGAGAAGGCGGCGGGCGGCGATTTGCTCGCCATCAAGCCGTTCCCCATCGTAGTAACCTACGTGGATGACGAAAACGAAATCATCAAGGACACCCTGCTCGTGAAATTCGCAAAGCAGGGCAAGAGCTCAGAACTCGACAAGGACGTGGAGACGTCCATCGAATTGTTCTGCCTCGACATCAAGTTCAATGTATAACCAACGAAAAAACGACTGACAATGGCAAAAATCAACAGCAACCTGCCCGAAGGAGTCACCGAAGACATGGTGAAGGCATGGAAGGAACGCTACGGCGAAAAGAACGTGAAGGTGGCGCAGCTGCCCAAGAACGACGAGGGCAGCGAGTCGCTCGACGTGATTGTGCGCGTGCCCGACCGCAAGACCCTCGGCGAGTTTGAGAAATGGGTGGACAAGGCACCCGACAAGGCAAAGGAAATCCTCATCAACGCCTGCGTGCTCACGCACAAGGACGAGGTGAAGGCTGACGACGGACTCTTCATGGCGGCGTTTGACGCTTTGAGCAAAATCCTGCCTTACAGGTCCGCCACAATAAAAAACTTGTAGAGGGCTGTCCGAGGATAGACAGCGGCATAGACGAGGACAACCCCCACCAGCAGCTCGCCAACGAGATACGGAAGATAGACGCCCTGATAAGCCTCTACTTCCATATCCCGTTTCCCGAAGACCTCGACGACGAGACGTGGATAGAGAAATTCCGACAGATAGAATGGCTCGCAGACAAGGGACTCTTGGGCGCAAAACGGATGGACAAAGAATAATTCACAATAAAAAATGCTTGCAATAGACTTATACGGACGATTCAGCAGTGCCTTCGGCTTTGTAGCCGCCAACATCAGGACACGCACACAGCCGCACGGCACACCATCCGGCGTGGAGGTCTATGCGGCCGACGCCACCTTCGCCGACCTCAAACTCAAATCGGCAAAGGACGGCAAGGTCTATGAGTTCCGAAACACAATCCTCTCCGACACCGACAACAAAATTTTCGCCCCGCCCCCGATGCTCAAATTCGACCGCGCAAAGAAAATCACCGCCACGGCAATCGCGGGCAGTGATAACGTGGTGGTGGAGGATTTCGGGTTGGAGCAATGGAGCATAACGATGGACGGACTGTTGGTCGATATGGAAAAACACCAATATCCGACGGCAAAAATGCAGCGGTTTCGCCAGTTGTTTGAAACACCAGACACATTCGACGTGTTGGAGTGCCAGGTAATGACCGACTTGGGGATCAACGCGCTGTACTTTGAGAAAGTCGAAAGCCTGTCCGTATTGGCGGACTATCCCGACACGGTGAAATACACGCTCAAAGCCAAAAGCATACAGCCACCTGAGTTTACAATCAGCGACTAATGACGGCAGATTGATGGATATAAATCTACAATCTTGATTTCAATGTCAGGGTACGAATCCACGATTTTCACTGTAAAATCAGGATATGAATCCACTTTTTGAAATTCGAGAAATCCAGGGTACAAATCCACCAATTTGACTTCAATGTCAGGGTACAAGTCCACAATTTTCACCTCAATGTCGGCATACGAGTCAACAATCTTGAATGTTCCCGACAGTTTGATGGTTTTACCAGTGGACTTCTTGGTAAGAGTGCCAGCATCCTTGTCAATGATGACTTTTCCAAGGTCAATCTTCTGCGCACTTGCGCTGATGAAAGACAAGGCGGCGAAAATGATGGTCAAAAACAGTGTCTTCATGGCATTAAAACGGTTTTAAAAGGTTTTTAATGTATAACGCAAAGTTAGCAAAATGTATTACACGGCAAAAGCAGAAATACAGATTGGCAAGGTGAAAATCCACGGCGTCACACAGGTGGAGGTCAACAACAGCATCGACACCATCGGCGGCACCGCCAAGATCACCCTGCCACGCAACTGGATGCGTTCCGACAGCAAAACCCTTTTGGACAAGATTGCCACCGGCGACCGCGTAACCGTACAGCTCGGCTACAACGACAACCTGAAAACCGAGTTCACCGGCTACATCGCGCACATCGGCGACTCTACGCCGTTAGTCTTGGAGTGCGACGACGCTTGGTACAAGTACAAGCGCGCCGACCACATCACCAAGAGCTTCAAGAGAGTGACGCTCAAAGAACTTTTGCAGTTCCTATTCCCCGGCTATGACGTACAGTGCGTTGACTTCACCTTTTCGGGCGGCTACATCATCAAGGACGTGACGCCCTACACCGTGGTCAAGAAGATAAAAGACGAGGTCGGGTTCTGCGCCAAGCTTGACGAGGACGCCAAGACAATCTCGTGTTTCTGGCCATACGATTTCCAAGGGTTCAAAAAGCACACCTACGTATTCGGCACTCGGGACGGCACACTACTCAAAGACCTGCGCGACCGCCGCCTTGTGCCCAACGTAGCCGCCAACGGTCTCAAGTTCGTAAGCAAGGACGACCGCAAGCTGCAAATCACCGGCAAGGCGCGTCAGAAAAACGGCACGGTAATCACCGCAACCGTCGGCAGCAAAGACCCCGACGCCGAAAAACGCACGATGAACTTCGGCTCCGACGTCAAGACCGAATCCGAACTCAAAAGCCGCATCGAGACCGAACTCAAAAACAAGTCATTCGACGGCTACGAAGGCACAATCACGGGATTCGGCACGCCACAGACAATGCCGGGCGACGTTCTGGAACTCATCGACCCCGAAAGACCTGCCCGAAACGGCGCATACCTGATCAAGCGCGTCAAGGTGACATTCTCGCAGTCAGGATTCCGCCGAGAAAACGAATTGTCATACAAAATAGGTTAACAATGGCATCCTCAGACACCCTCATCACCCTCATCGAAAAGATAGTCGCCCGCCACGGCAACGACGGCTTCATCACCGGCGAGGTGACGGAAGTGGACAAGGCCGCCCTCACCTGTTCGGTCAAATTAGAGGAAAACTTAATCCTCCCCTCCTGCCGCCTCAACGCGGTGGAGACCCCAGAGCGCAACCACTGTTTCGCCATCATCCCCAAAGTCGGCTCGTATGTTTCAGGCATCGCCACGGCAGACCTTCGCGACGTCCTCATAGTCAGTTTCTCTGAGATAGACGAGGTTATAATCAACGCCCCGAAAATCGAAGTCAACGACTTCAAGACCCAGATAGACAAGATGAGCGCACGCATCGACGGCATCATCAACGCCATAAAAAACGGCGTGGCAACACCACAAGACGGCGGCGCGGCATTACAGCAGACCATCGTCGCACAGTTGCCCACCGACAAAGAAGACTTTAACACCCTTGCAGACTATGAAAGCAATTAGTTTGGATGCAGATTACGACTTACAGGCGAGGCACGGCGCGTTGCTCATGGACGACACGCAGGAACAGAACGCCGCCCTCATAGCCGAGACCGAAAAAGGCGAATGGAAGGAGCACCCGCCGATGGGCGCGTCGCTGCGCCAGACGCTCAAATCCAATGCGTCGGAAAGGGAGGTCATAAGGAGAGTGAACGTGGCTTTGCAGTACGACGGCATCAACGCGGCTGTCACCATCAGGGAAGGAAAACTTAACATCGAACTATGAAGACGGCTGTTGTAATAGAAAACCAGACGATGCTCGACATCGCCATCCAATACTGCGGCAATGCCGACAGTGCGCTGGATGTCGCCATTGCAAACGGGCTGAGCCTCACCGACAGCCTGTCGCCCGGACAGACACTGACCCTGCCCGAGATTCCCGCCAACCGCGCCGTGGCAAGCTATTACGGCGTAAACGGAATCAAGCCCGCCACAGGCGAAACGCCGGAAGCTGCACCGCCGGGCGGCATCAGCTACATGGGCTTACAGATTGACTTCATTGTAAGCTGAATCCAAAAATCAACAAGTCAACAAATCAAAAAATCAGAAATCCCCATGGCTCGCACAACAGACGAAATAAAACAACAGATGGAGCAGCAATGGATGCAGAGCGACGCACTCAAAGAGTTGTACGGATGGGCGCTCGACGACGGTGGCAATCCGCCGCAGTTCTCAGAGTATTACTCCAAGGCAAGCCTCGAAAACGTGCTCCTGTACATCGTGGCATTCTGCGCCCATGTAATAGAAGTGCTTTTAGATACGGTCAAGTCCGAAATCGAGGACGAGACCGCCCAAAAAGTGCCGGGAACGCCGCAATGGTACGTGTCGCGCCTCAAAGAGTTCGTCTATATGCCATTGCTCTCCCCCGAAGACAGGGAGAAGGTGTTTTTCGACGACAACACGGGGCAGTATACCATCGCCGACACCATCTCCGACGCCGCGCTGCGCAAGGCGAGGATTGTGCGCCATGCCGTAGCCGTTGACGCCAACAACCAAAGCCTTCTTTTGCTCAAAGTAGCCGGAGAGAACTCCAACGGCGCACTCTGCAAGCTCGACGAACCTCAGGAAACCGCGCTCAAGAACTACATCTCGCGGATAAAGTATGCAGGGGTCAAGACCGAGCTCGTGACCGCCGACGGCGACCTATTCAACTGCGAGATGCTGATATGGTACGACGCCCTGTACTCCTCCGACGACGTGGAGGAGTCGTGCCGCAAGGCGATGGAAGCATACATAAAGGGGCTGCCGTTCAACGGAGAATACTCCAACATGGCACTCACCGACCACATACAGACAGTGCCGGGCGTCAAGATAGCCGAGCTTGTGTCGTCGTCCTACACCGAAACCGACGGAGACTTGAAGCCGATAGAATACGGCAAGGCGACGCCATACGCGGGGTACTTCAACATGGGCGACATCACATTCCAAATGAAATGCTATGAATAACAAGGTGCTCGACATATCATTCGCAAAACTCGCGGCGATGCTGCTGCCGATGCCGCTGCGCAAACCGCGCATCATGGCGTTAGCCGCAATATTGGCAAAACCTTTTGCCTCGTTGCTCGCCGCATTGTCGGCGTTCAGGCAGGACAAGTTGCAGCGGCTGCGATACAACGGACAGGTATGCCGCCTCGAATACTGCCTCAACAACCGTTTTGGCGACATCGCGGAGGTGGACGACATCAACTACGCACGCCGCATCCGCGTATTGGACGGCACCGAGCGCGACGGAACACCATACATCATTTACCACCGCGCAGTATCGGCGAGATATGACCGACCCAAACGGCGTGGCATCGACCCTCAGATAACGCTCAACCACAGGTCGGTAAACTGTCAGACCTTCTACGCCTTCATTATTGAATGTCCCGTGGAGTTTTTAGAAAAAGACAAGGGCACCCAAGCCTACACATCGAAGTTAAACGAAATTGCAGCCGTAGTAAACACCTACAAGACGCAAGGCAAGACATGGCTGCTAAAAGAAAAACAATAAATCCCAACCGTCATTAATCATGGAAAACGAATACTCACGACATGTAATATACGGCAACTACCTCAGCATGCAGGGGCAGGACTTCCCAATGGACTGCGAGACGCTTGCCGCACTGCAAAACAACATGCAAAAACTGGCGGTGATAGCGTCGGTGGCGGGCTGCGACCGTCTGGTGCTCACGGGCTGCAAATCGTCGGGCAGACTCAGAACCGAAGGCTACGTGTTCATCAGAAGCTCCGAAAACCCTCTCACAGGCGAAATTCTGTACCACCCCGCGCAAATTCTCTCCGACTATTGCCACATAGAAGAAACAGGCATCGACGTCACCGCCAACTCTGTTGAATACCCCGAGGCATATACCCAGCGACACTTGGCTTCGGGCAACGGCAACGGCGCGATGCTCTGGGCGTCATTCGTGACACTTGACGACATGTCGCTGTCGGCATTGCTCGACGCTGTACGCAGAGAAAACTCCGACCGCGCCGCAGCGATACGCCAGCTCGCCGACAGTCCGTCGGTAAAGTTTGTCAGGGGCATGATAATGATGTGGAGCGGTAGCGTCGCCACCATCCCCGACGGCTGGGCGTTGTGCGACGGCAGCACCCACACCATAGACGGCGTACAGGTGAGGACTCCCAACCTCTGCCACAAATTTGTAAGGGGTGTGCAACAAGTGGCAGAGGACGCATACGATATGGACGCGACAGGTGGCGCGGACATGGTGACGCTCACCGAGAACCAGATCCCGAGCCACACCCACACGGCGACATGCGCGGAGGCAGGCGAGCATTACCACAGCTATGCGGCGGACGACATGGTGCCTGGCAACATTGCAAGTTACATGCACGTCGCATACGACGCAACCTCCACCAACGACAGGAACACAGGCAAATACCTCCAGACGTCGCACGACGGCGACCACCAGCACGACATCACGATAGGCAGCACCGGCGGTGGAGCCGCACACAACAACCTGCCGCCCTATTACACCCTCGCGTTCATAATGAAACTGTAAGACCATGAAAAAGGCACGTAAAGACATCAAGAAGCGGTTCCTCAACGGCATGTACCCCATCGAGGACGACTTCGCCAACTGGCTCGACTCATATTGGCACAAGGACGACCAGATTGACGCCGAAAAAGTGGTGCAGACCATTGGCGGCGAGACACGCACCATCCTTGACCTTATAGCTAACAACGAAGCCATGCAGCAAATTACAAACATCTCCCTCAACCTCGAATGGGCGGAGCTGTAAACACACAATTGAAAGTTTTTGCAAAAACAATATAAACACCTATTTAATAACCATTAAACAACAAAACAAAATGAGCACTATCAACAACAGGTTTGTGCATCTGACCTACCAACAGGCTGCCTCCTCCACGCTCTTCATGGACACTGTGGAAGAGCAAGGCGGCACCAACTACTACCAGCTCGACGGACAGACCGCAGACGAGGCTGAACTCGTGCAGTATTCGGGCAGCCACACCGACTACACCTTGATTTCCAAGGAGGCGATTGTCTTCGTGGACTTCCCCGACGGCACAACGGGCATCATCACCCACTTGAAGTTCTACTCCAAGGTCTCCGAACTGAGCAACAGCGGAATTGGCATCAAGGTGTTGTACACCAACGACTCCCCCGACAGCCCGTACTACGAGCAACCGCCCACGGAATCCAGCGAAGACCTCGGCGTGCAGGACTGGGACGTAGTGGCACTCGTAAGCAACTACACCGGAGTATTGAGCGACTTCAAGCTCTTGGTATGTACCAGTGCATACAGCAGCGACGACGGCAGCGGCAACGTGACCTACTACTACTCGTGGGTGCCTGTGTACCAGTGGAACACAGCGGACTGGGCAAACGTGCAGAGCAACATGACGGCAAGCAACTAACCTGACTCCTACAACCAACCCCTGACACCAAGGCGGTCGGCACGGCAGATGCCGGTTGCCGCCCGCCTTTTTACTATAAAACAACAAACGAAATGGGACAGAATGTAACGATTGCAGTGCCAATATACAACGTGGAGCCATACGTGGAGCAGTGCATAGTGAGCGTATTGGATCAGGAGACAGCCGGCGACGGCCGCATGCGCTGCCTTGTGATAGACGACTGCGGCGACGACCACAGCATGGACATCGTGGAGCGTCTGTACAACGAACATCCGCACGGCAAGGCAATCGACATAATAAGGCACGACGGCAACAAAGGACTCGGCGAGGCGAGAAACACCGCCATCAAGCACTGCGACACTGAATACCTCTCGTTCCTCGACAGCGACGACTACCTGCCAAGCCCCGACGCAATAAGCCACCTTCTTGCCGCCGCAGAGGAGACCAACGCCGACATCACCCTCGGCGGCTGTGAACTTGCAGAGGGCAACTATCCGATGCGCACATACAGCACATACCCGCGCATGACCATCACCACGCCACACGCGGGCATCTACCTGACGGCATACGCCGCGCCGCGAATCAACACCGAGGCGTGGGGCAAGCTCTACAAGACGTCAATGCTACAAGGGAACGGCATCAAGACTATGCACCCGATACTGGAAGACATAATGCTGTGGATGCAGACAGCATATTACGCCGACACCGTGACTACAATCAACGACGTGGTGTACACGTACCGTCGCCGCCCCTGCTCTATATGCACGTCAGGCTGGCGCACACCCGAAAAAAAGGCAATGGCCTGCAATGTACACCACGACCTGCACGAATGGTGCGCACACCATCCCTGCCTCGGTCTCAAGCCAGTGAGGGAAAGAATGGACAAGATATTGGAAGGCAAGATGCGCTAATTGTAGTCTTTTTTCTCATCTCCAACCATACGCAAAAACGCCTAACGACAGCACATCGTTAGGCGTTTTTTTATCGCAAGCACATCCTACATTTCATCCATCAAATTCACGCAATTTTGTAAGCTTCATTTTTACAATATATTCTTACAATTGTTACGATATTTAGTTTTGCGAAAAATACCGGCGAATTTGGCGACGACGACCTCGACGACTTCGACGACGATTTCGATGGCGACATCGATTCGCGGCGCTCTGGTGGTTCAAAGCGCCGCCACGACGACGATTTGGACGACATCGCGGACGACGATCTGGACGACAGTTCGTTCTATAACGACGATTTCAAAGATTTCGACAACTACACCACCGTGTCTGATTTCGACGACGACCTCGACACGTACATCGAAAACGAGGACGGCGGCGGTTTCTATGACGACTACGACAGCAGATATTAATCTGCAATCCTATTCAACACACACTTTTATTCGAGGTATTTCCAATATGACTGCGGGTCTGCTATGAGCCTTAAAGCGGCTTGATAGTCGGAGTCGTAGTCATTGAGGATTTGCCGG